CTCATATTTATATGTATCAAGATGGTGTAATTATTACTATCTCTGATGATACAGATAATGACTGGTGGGTAGATGGACACGTAGATAGAGCAGTTCCAATTAAGGACTACACTACTGCCGCTTTCCCAACAATTGACTCTGGATACATTACAGTAAAAGCAAACCAATATGGAACTAAATATACTTACGCTATCATTCGTATGAATACTAGCTCAGGTGGAAACGTTTCCGCTGGACTTTCATCTGGTGCTGATATTACTAACACAACTGGCTATAGTAGTGTTACCTTTGATGGTACTAACTATGCCGCTGGTTGGTCAGTTGGTGATGAAATGTCAGGAGATACTTCTGGTGCTAGAGGTATTATTACACTAATTACCTCTCCAGGTTCTACTCAAGTAGTACACTATTATCTAATTGGAGACCCAATCATTGATTTCTCAGCTAGTGAAGATGTTACTAATGAAGATGATACTGGTACTGGAGCTATTGATGGCTCAGGTCCAACAGCTCAAGGACCAGCACTAGCGAGTTGGTTTGATAATAGTTTAGCTCCAACTGTTGCTTTCACAAGTACACAAGCCGATATTAATGATGATACTGTTGATGAAGAATATGGTATTGCTATTGATATGAACTCCTGCACACTTGCAGAAATGAATGAGTGGGCAAAATACATTCATAGAAGAGGCTCAGTTGTTGACCAAGATGGTCTTGATGGACAAGAGTGGATTGGTCTTGATTATGCAATAAACTATGCTACAATTACAGGAACTGTTCCAGAAGGTAACATTGTTACTGGAGCAACCTCTGGTGCTACTGGTACAGTAGTTTCAAACCCAGGTGGTTCTTCAAATACTGCACTACTTAGAGACAGTCGTGGTACTTTCATAAACGGAGAAAGAATTTATGAGACAGATGGAGTAAATGAATTTGATGCGTCAGGACTAACCGTAGAGGTTATCGTTCCTGTTGCCCAAAGTTCGTTTGGTACTCTAGCTGGTACTTCTTACTTCGGTTCAAGAGGAGTGCTACTAACAGAGTATAAAACTACAGAAGCAAACAGCTTCTCATTAATTGATGCAACTGGTGTAGCTAGAGCTAGACCTACTGTTATCACAATGAGCATCCTAAATCTAAAACAATATGATTGGGCTACATGCTACAGACTTCTTGGTGATGGGTTAGCAATTGAAAAAGATGAGTTCACTTGTACTGGTGGTGAATCAATTGGAGATGCTACTCTGGATACAGATAGTACAATCCCTGCTGATGTGCCAGGAAAAACTCTAGGTGGCTCATTAGTTTTAGTAGATGTGTCTGAGAACAATAAAGAATATGTAATTAGATATAGTTCATATGCGGCGGCTACTGGTTTGTTTACATTAGCCAATACATTGTGGACAGCAGAAGCAAGCACCGATGAAAATACAATCAATGATGTAGGAGCTTTTGCTAATACTAAAGTTGGAGACCTTGTTTATAACAATGATTTAACAGCAGTAAGTTATGTTACCGCTGTAACAAGTGATGATAGTATTGAAATCTATCCTCCACTAACAGGACAAAATTCCGGAGACACAGGAGAAATTAACTGTGTGCCTGTTATAACAACAGCCTCCGATAAAGTTTATGTTCCTATCGTGTTCTTATTCAAAGAATCAGATGGCTCAACATCAGCAGAAATGCAATATGTTGCAGATATTTACTCAGTAGTTAGAGTAAGAAATACATCTGATGCCACAATAAAAATCAAAGGATTTACTGCCGCCGTTACAATTGGTACGGGTGGTGGTTCTTCAAGTGCAACAAGAATTACTAATACAGTATACGGGAGCTAATTAATTATGAGTGAGCCAATGGTGGTGATTGACGGTATAAAGGAGCTTATTGAAAGAGACTTAGAAAACCATAAGTTTGAGCTTGACAAAGCTAAAAGAGAACTACTTAGCTTTAGGGAAGCACGGTCTCACGAAATAAAGAAAAAGAAACATTACAAAAATTTAGTTGGTGGTGGAAAATACAACGACGAATCTCTTGAAAACTCAATGGTTGATATTGCAATTAATATTCGCCACATGAGTGACAGATGTGATGAAAGAGTTGAAGCTATTTCTCACCATCAACTAATTGTAGACACACTGACTGAACAGTTAGCAGATCAAAATTATCTGTTAGCTCAGGCAGAACTATATTATCAAGAGCACCCAAAGGAAAGACCTAATGGGAATAGCAGTAGATTATAATGCTAAAGTAATAAACATTACTTCTCCAACAATAGCAATTTCGGCTCAAGACTTGCATGATTTTATAGAAGATGAAAGAACTATGGCTTCTCCAGAAGGATTAGGATATGATAATATACTTAGTCCAGAGGGAAAAATTGAAGACCCTTCAAACCCAGGAGTTTTCTCTCAAATCATTCTAGTACTTAATAGTCCTTGGCAAATTCAATTTTGGTCTGGTAGTGGTTATACTAGAGTCTATGGTGGTAAATTGGTAGGCGGTTTAAATGACCAACCAATTAAAGCTACTGGTACAGCTGGTGATATAACCGTTCTTGAAAGTCCTGTAGACGGTGTTACTATAGCTGTTCCTGCAACTGTATCTGCAACAGAAGTTGCAGATGCTGTTTGGGATGAAACAGTAGCTGAGCATCAAACTGGTGGAACTTACGGAGCAGAACTAGCAACAAAAGCAGACATAGCAGCTTCAGCATCTACAGATCAAGAACAGGCAGGTTCTGGAAGTGTTGTATATGGAACAGAGACTTCTGGAACATACGTATCAACAGCAGTAAGAGATGGAACTTATTGGCAAATTACAGAAGATGCCACTAATGGTATTACTGTAGAGATGACTTTCAATCTTCCGTCAATAGAACACAGACCTGGTGCTTTTTCTACGTTTGGAAGATACACAGGATTTCCAGCTTTAACTCACCACATTGAACTTTATGCTTACAATTATCAATCTTCAGCGTGGGAACAGTTGGTTGAAGACTTTATGCCTGGGGGAAATACTTCAGATGAAGCATATACCCATGAATATTTTGAGAGACATATTGATAGAGATAACAGCAGCGAAATAAAAATAAGATTAGTACATCATGTTACTTCTTATAATGCTACCCATAACTTATATCTTGACTACGCAGAAGTTTCTTCAATCAACGTAATTACTGGAGCAGACATCGCAGATGCAGTTTGGGATGAGGACATTACTGCTCATACAACTGTTAACAGTGCTGGTGAGGCTATAGGTCTTGTAGAAAGCCCTGTAAGTGCTTCGGACATTGCAGATGCTGTTTGGGATGAAGTCATAGAAGATCATCAAGTAGTTGGTAGCTTTGGATATACAATAGTTTCGCTATTAGGAGTTTCTGGAGAGAATGTACACTGGACAGGAATGACTTTCGATTCAAACAATAATATGACTGGAGCAACAATTACTCAATTCACTGACAAGACTTTGGTAACTCCTAGAAAAGTATGGACAGTAACAGCAACATATAATGCTAATAGTGAACTGACAGATTACCAATTAGTAGAGGTATAACCTTATGACAGGTGCTGTGAATATCGCATCACATGGACGGGCAGGAAAACCGTCAGCAATATCAATAGCCTCTCATGGTAGACTGCTACAAAAGCTAATAGACCTTATACAGTCAATAAGTTGTAGTCTTGGTGTAGTTCTTGGAGAACCAATTACTAGAGCAACTCTAGGATTTCCTACAGGGTTTCATGCAGTACTTACAATACCAGATGGTTCTCATGCAAGTTTAAATGTTCCAGATGGACACCATGCTACTCTTGAAGAACCAACTGAATCTAATGTAACGAAAGGAAGTGATTCATGTTAACACACATTATAGATGATATAAGAGGATTAATAGGAAGACCAGTAGCATTCCATACTCCTACATACTCTGGATGTGGTACTTGTAGCTTAGACCCAGTATCAAATACTTCTACAGATTCTTTTTGTATTACCTGTGGTGGAGTATATTGGATACCATCTTATACTATAACTACAGTTACTGGACATGTGACTTGGGGTCCAGCAGATATAATGAACTGGTATACTGGCGGAAAACAATTTGAGGGGGATTGTAGAGTTCAAATAAAATACCAAAATACAACAAGAGACTTACTTGACAACGTTGAATTTCTTGTAGTAGATGGTAAAAGCTTAGAGATAACCTCTGAAATTTTACGAGGTGTTCCTGAGATAAATAGAGTTTTACTCGATTGTATAGAAAAGGAGAAGGCAGCATAATGGAAAATAGAGAGGGTGTTGTTATAACTGGACTCGACGTAATAGATATTATGAGAGTTGCTGATAAGAAAAAAAATAAGTTTATTGCCTTAACACTACAGGCTATAGAAGAACTTGGACTAGAAAAAGAAGAGTTTGAGATAATTAGAAAACTAGTCTTGGATGGTTTTGGAGATTACTCACGCTCATTAATGAGAGCTCTCTTAGGAGACATAGAGATACCACCATATAATGGCTAGAATAACAAACGTAACACAAGAATGGTTAAAGGATTTAGAGAACCTAGATAGAAACAAAGATATAATTAAGGCTGCTTTCTATAATGTTTGGTCTCAATATGCAGACGAACTTCATACCATCTTAGTTAGTAATTATTATTCTGCACTTGACCAAGCACCGGAGTTTGCCATTCCAGAATTTAGTGATCCATTAGTAGAAGCAATTTGGGATGCAGAAACAATTCAAGCTAGACTAAATGATAGCTTTAGAGTTATTGTAACAATAGATTTAGATACAACCGCTGGAGAACTTTCTGATTATGCTCAAGCTGTAGACCTAGCTAGAACAAACTATAATGTTGGTGGAGATATAGGTAAGGCTTCTCGGTATTGGCAATTTGCAGTTTATGGAAGTGAAGAAAAATATGGTATGACTCTTCAAGATAGATTTGCAGCTATGGAATCACCAGCTCCATATTGGTCATTGATAGAGTATGGAAATGTAGCTGGAGGAGCACAACTTTCTCAAGGGGGTATAGCATATCCTCAGAATCCACCAACTGGATTTGTAGCTCTTTCTGAAAGAGAAGGACAAGACTTTTTAGAGGCTAGACTGAGTGATGAAGTTAGAAAAATAATGGCTGATCTTGAAGCTGAGGTGTATGGTGGAAGACAAGTAGTAGAAGATGCATTTAAGGTAGTTGAAGAACTTGATTTTAATGATGCTAGACCTTATACTCCATCTCCAGTAATTGAAGAGATAAGAACCGCATCAAAATTTTATGACGCGGCAGCTAAAGTAGGAAGTGTTATTGCTGGTGCTTTCAAAAATATCTTCGGGAGAAAATAATGTATATAGAAAGAAAGCAAGACCTAAGTGTTTACTATCTAATAAAAGCTACATTTACTCCATTAAATCCGTCTATTACAATAGTAGATGAGTTTCCAACTGGAGAACTTGCGTTACCAACTATCTCTATTGAAAATAGTACCTATAGAGTTAAGCCTTTGGAATTAGGAAATAGAATGGGAATAGATATAAGGAAATGGAATATCAATATTTTTGCCGATAATAAATCTCAACGAGATGATTATGGCTACTTGATAAAAAATACCGTTCAAAACGGAATAGCTGTATATGATTATGATGAGGGTTTCCCGCCCGACGTAAGTCCCACCCAAATCGGAGCTATGCACATTCTTGAATTGAGCGTATCCCCAATAAGGATTTTCCCACAACTTGTGAGCAAACTTTATTGGCGGGGTCAAGTTAAACTAGTAGCGCAGTACAATCAAACCACCTAAGTAGGAGGAACTACATATGGCAAAAAGATTAGCGATTCCTTCGAAGGAAACCGAACTAAAGATTGTTGGGCCGATTGATTCATTCATGGCAGCTCGTGTACAAAGAGTTCAACTCAATGACGAAGTACCATCAACGTACATTGATGAGCTTGGAAATCCACGCCATGCAGGGCAGTCAAACAACATTCCAAACGTATCGGTATCTTTCTCCGCTATGGACGTTGGAATCAAAATATTTTCAGTATTAACTGGAACAAATCCTGCCGCCTACCCTGGTGCTGGAGTTGATATTTCAAACCTCTCAGAAGTTGACGCTATTATCTACATCAAAGATGCAACAGCAGCTGACTATATTAAAAGTGGTCACGCTAGAAGATTACAGGTACGTGACTTTACCTTTAACTACTCTGTAGATGGTGAGTCAACAGAAGACTACAACCTTGTAGGCTCTGAGAAACGCTGGTTTAAGAATGACGTAGTTGTTGATAAGTTTGTAACAGGTACTACTTCTTTCAGCCTAGCTGACACTCCGCTTCAACTAAACAATGGTAGAAAATTACTATCTGTTATTTTAGATGGAGATTATCTGGAAGAAGTAGCAGCAGCTCCTTCTACTGGACAGTATAGTGTTTCTGGTACAACTCTAACAACGGGAGATAGTCGAACTGCACAAGTGTTGGCAGTATATCATGCGAATCCTGCTGGTTCAAATTGGTCAGATATTTCTGATACATCAGTACCAGCTGCGATTCATGGTAAAGATGTAGCCATTGAGATTAATTCTCTAGGTATTCCTAGAATTCAATCAGTAACAATCAATGGTGCTCTTCAACCCCAAGAAGTTCGTGAAATGGGTAACAGAGAAACCGTTGGATACCAACGGCAAGTTCCAACTGTTGAAGGTACAATAACTGTACTTGATACAGACACAGAACTACTAGACCTTTTCTTAAATGGTTCTATTGCTTCTGGAGCTACTGAGTTTCAAATTGGACAAGGATGTGTTGTGTCTGGTGTTGACTTAGAGATTATTCTAAGAGACCCTTGTGACCTAACATCTCCGTACATAGTTAAGAAAACAGTTTATGTTCCAGACGTTAGCATTGTTGGAGAAGGCTGGCAGTCGAATGTAAACAACAACGCTTCTACCACATACAACTGGAGAAGTGTTGACTCACAATGTATTGTTTTCAGTGGTGCTAGAGTTTAATAATCTAGTAACTATTTTTTAGAACAAGCCATAAAGGACAGCAAAAACGGGGCTACAGATATTCTAGAGTTTATGACTCATAGTTCTGTAGCCCTTTTAATTTAACTAGATCAGGAGAGGAAGATGACACTAGCAAATATAGAAAAAAATGACGTAGATTTAAATGTACTTTTTAATTATACTACTGAAGTAGAACTGACTTTGCCAAACGGTAAAGATACTATTAAACTCTATCAACGAGTTATTGGCGATGAAAAAAATAATCAGGCTCAAGTACATGCATTAAGAGCTAGTGGAGAACTTCGAGCTAAATTTAAAGATACGAAGTGGGAAGATAGGATTGCCTTTGTTCCAAAACTGGATAACAGATATAAAAAAGAAGAAGTAGTTGAAATCATCTTGGCTTTACTTAATCGTGAAATAACAATAGAAGCAGTAAATGAAGTAAACATTCCAACTAGAAAAGAACCAGATGAAGATTCTACATTAGAAGAAAGAGAAGAATATCAAACATATGTAGATAACTATCCAATTGAATTTAATACGGCAGTAGCTGAATTACTAAAAAAGAAATTTATTGAGAAAAGAAAAGAACTTGGAAAAATAAATAAAGATATTCTAATAGACATCTATCAAAAGTCTTTAATAAATACACACGTTCAGCAACTATTTGAAAAAGAATATTTACTAATGTCAACATATTTTGGAACGTTTCGTGATAGTAAGTTTACAGTACCAGCATATAAAACCTTTGCAGAATTTAAATCTGCACCAACACAAGTAATTGATGCGCTTACTACAAGCTATAAAAGTATAGAAGTAAATTCACTAGAACTAAAAAAATAGCACGGAGTAATGCAATTGCTAGTATGTGGTCGTCTAGCAATTCATTACAACTTCCGTTAGACCCAAGTATAAAAAGCTCTAGGGAACTTCCTTATACTATATCATATGTGATTAGAAAAAGATTACAGATAGATAGCCTTATGGAATTACCAAAAGAAAAGCGACCACCAGATAATATTCTCTGGTCAAATGGCTCTAAGAAATTAGAACAGTGGCTAGATAATGTACTTCGTCCAAACAAGAAAGAAAAAGTAAATGAACATTTACACATTCCTATAGACCAAATAGAAGGATAAAAATATGGCAACCGGAAATGAGATTCAACGAATTATAGCAGAGGTTAGAGAGCTTGCTCAAACTCTTGGAATTGCTGAAACCAGAGTAGAGGAGTTTGCAAGAAACTTTGACAAACTTAATAACATCTCTGGAACATCTAAGATTAAGCAGGAGCTTCTTGATATTACTCAACTGCTTGCTGACCTATTCACTGGAAAGGATATGGTTAGTGGACAGTCAAGAATTTATACACAAATTCATACCCAAATCATGGGACTTGAATCAGCTCTTAGGTCTGCAACAGAGGCACAAAAAGCATTCTTTCAATCAATAAATGCTAATGCTCCTTCCGGTATAGAAAAGGCAGGACCTGAACTTGCTCCACCTGCTGGAGAATCTGCAAAAAAAACTTCAGCAGAAGTTAAAGAATCTACAGAAGAAATACAACAAAGTTGGGCCCGTATGGGAGAACTTGTTTCTAAAAATAATCCTTTTATTACTTCTGAACAAGCTGCTGCAAAACTTCAAACTACTTTTAAAAGTTTAGGAATAAATCTCGATACCCATGTTATAAAGGGATTTAGAGATGGTACTACTCAGATAACTAGATTCGTTGCATCAACAAAAGATGGCGGACCCAATATAGATAGCTTTATACTTAACGTAAATAGGATTGGGAAAATTACTGCAGATGTTTCAGATAAGCTTAATACATTTACTGGAAGAGTTACTAAGAGTATTGCACAGTTTACTCGTTGGTCAATAGCCGCAGCGTTAGTTGCATTACCAATGAGAGTTCTTGGTCAAGAGTTTAAAAGACTTATTCAAAATGAATCAGAGCTTGCTAATATTGGAATCATTCTTGGTAACTCTCAAGACAAGTTAGCAACTGCTTTTGAAGCTGTTGCTGATGCTGCCTACCTATCTGGTGAATCAATTGAAGGAGTTCTTGAAGGATACTCACAGGCTCTTCGTGCAACTGGAAACCTAGAAGGAGAATATTTAAGAATCTCTGTAGCGAATGAACTGCTAACAGATTCTCTTGTGCTATCTAAGCTATCAACATTCAACCAAGCACAGGCTATGGATACTCTTGTTGCTTCTCTAAGACAAGCTGGAATCCCACTAAGTGATGGTGTAGAGCTTCTTGATATGTGGGTAGCTACTACAAAGATTGCAAACGTAGACCTTAGAACCCTAGCAGAATCTTATGCTATTGTAGGTAGTGTTGCTAAATCAGCTGGTATTGAAATTGGTGCTACTGGAAATGAGCTTGTAGGTCTTATTGCCGTTCTTGCAGAACAAACACAGCTTACTGCTACTGAAACTGGTAACGCTCTTAGAGCTGTTATTACAGGTATTAGCACTTCGGCTGCCGCTGATGAACTTCGTTCTTTTGGTGTTTCTGTTACAGATATTAATGGAAAGACTAGAGAGTTCCTTGATATTTCAGAAGACATTAGTCGTCTATATAGTCAAGGATTAATTGATGATGCTCAACTTTCTGCAATCTCTAGAGCTATTGGTGGTGGTACTCGTAGACAAGCACAGGTAGAAGTTGTACTAAAGAATTTAGCTAGAGCACAAGAAATCAATGCCGCTTCTGCTAACTCCAGTGGTGCTGCTTATGAAGCTGTAGCTATTCAAGTAGATACACTACAATCTGCTATAACAAATCTAGGAAACGCCCTACAAGAACTTATGTTTACTTGGGGTGGTGAAGGTGGCTTACTAGAAATAGCAGAAATGACGGTAGAGATTTTAACTGGATTAGTAAAAATAGTTGAAAGTCTAACCGGAGCTATGGGTCCAAGCTTCTTAGCTTTGCTTGGTGTTGGTGCTTTTGCTCAATATGGTAAATCTGGAAAAGGTCCATTCGGTCCAGCAATTACTAGCACTGCTGCTAACAGTATGTTATTCTCTCCCGCTGGAGGAATTGTTCCTGGACAAAGAGCAGGGCTAGCTTCTTCTGCTGGTAAATTTGGACAACAAGCACTACTTGGTGGTTTAGCTCTTAGTGCTAATGTTGCTGCTCCTGCACTTAGAGGAGATACCGATCAAGCTGTTGGTGGACTAGTTGGTACTGTTGTTGGTGGAATTATTGGTGGATTGTCTGGCCCAGGTGGTGCTGTAATTGGCATGTC